GTCCCCGTTGTTCACCATGTCGCCGAAGCTCTCAGCGTCCCCGCTGTCTCCCAGCCTCATTCTCGCGTTGAACTGGGCCGTCACCCCGTCCGTTGCATCCCCAATCGGCCTCACGCGGTTGACCCGCGCAATCTTGCCCGGAATCATCTCCAGGTAGGGCAGTTCGATAGTCGCCACGGCATTGTCGCCCGTGAGGGTTCCAATCTCGTCATCAACATTGACGAACAGGTATTGCGGATCGCCCCCGGCAAACTGGGCGTCGTCCAGCGAAATATCGCCCATCGCATCAAGGTCGCCGAATATGGCGTCCAGTTGCTCTAGATTTACCCCCGCCGTGTAGCCGTTGAAGCAAGCCTTTACGGGTAGTTCCCCGGTGGTCCACTGGTCCAGTGAGACGTGATGGTGGAACTGCCTTGCAGGCATCGACCATGTGAGAATGCGCGACTTGGGATCAGCGCACGCATACATGCTATCTTCAATGTCCTGAGGCGAGAAATCAGCGAGGAACGTCTTGTCCACCCGCTCATCGCCCAAGGGCCTTACTTCGTTGCCGTCAGTAACTTGCCAGCCCTGATCGGACAGGAAGAACGTCAGCCGCCCGACCTGAACAATCGAACCAGCAGCAATACACCCGACATTGTTGGCAATCACGTCGAACTGCCAGATGGTGTCCGAGAAGTTCGGGGCCATCCTTCGCACGCAATTCCGTTGAAAGATCAGGCAAACCTCACCCCCGGCAAGTCCAGTAATCGGGCCGCCTTCCAGCATCGGCTGCGAGCCGGACTGATCGACCCCCGCAACCCATGATGTGCGGTCCTGAAAGCCGGACCATGTAACCGTTGTGCCTTGCGCGAGAATGACGAAATCTGAGGTAGTCGCGCAGAAGTCCGAAACAGGAGGCGAGCCAGCCAGGGCAGCGGCAGTCCCCGCCTGCAAATCAACATCAACCGGGTTGCCGCCGTTGGTCGCAATCGCGTGGTCGTTGAACTGGGTGAAGAACCAGCGTCCGGCAGTGAGCGAGCCTAGTATGCTGTCCCAAGCCAGCGTGGAATCGAACAGGTAGAGGTCAGTCGCGGTGCCTGCGAGAAGATTGACCGTGTTGTCCGACGCCTTGAAGGTGATGCCGCCGAGAAAAGCAGACGGAAGCGCTTCGGTGATCGCGGAGAAGCCCTTGATCGGCCCGTAACCGCCACGCCTCGGGAATACGTTATTGGCGATGCGAAGCGAGTGTTTTCCGTCCTCCTGGAACTGAAGGTGGCCGGGAGCGTCCGGTGCCAGCTCCCCGAATAAGGCCCTCACGCAACATTCCTTGCCCTCGGAACCAGCGAGCCGCCGTGGGCTTTCTTGATCCCGTGCTGGCGAAGTTCGTCCAGCGCTTCCTCAAGCGCCGACTTCCACAGCCCAATGCGCTCGTCATTCCACAGGAAGGCTTCGGCCATCGTCAATGCCCCGTAGAGGTAGATGTCTGGGTGAGAGACGATCAGCCAGTTGGTTTCGTTGTCCGCCGAAAGAGCCGGGATCGCCTGGAAGTAAACCAGTGACAGCGTTTCTTCGTCGGCAGGCGCAGGGCCAAGGTGGATCAGCCCGTCCGAGATGGCGAACATGGCCGGCGTGCCGGTAACGTCCTCGTAAGCCTCGTGCAGAGCGCGGAGCGACGTTCCTTCCAACTCGCCCCCATCCGAGATCCGAAGCGAGCGAAGCGACAGGAAGTCAGTCGGGAGGTCGGCGGTGGGGTCAGCCGTCAGCTCGACCGTCTCTTCCATGTCGATCACGCGAAGGACGCGGTTCAGCTTCGCCTCGAACAGGGCGATGAAGTTGGGGATCTGCGAGGTAAGGTCGAGGTCGTCCCGGTTGAGCCAATCGCCCAAAGTGGACACGAGTCCGCTGTAGGTGACGACCCCGGTTCCGGCAGTCGTGCCGGTGCCGATAGGGACAATGATCGGCATTAGTCTTGATCGACTTCGAGCGCGAGAGTGAAGATCATCGCGGAGGCTGGCGTGTAGGCCGCTTTGGCCTCCAGCAGGGCGTAGGTGGTGCCGAGCGGGTTAAGGATGTCGCACGTTGCCGAACCCATCGCGCCATCGGTAAATAGCTGGCCTGTCGTAATATCGACCTGGCCGAGATAGTTGGCGGCCTTGTTGACCGAGAACGCGCCGTTGTCGCCGTTGGCGCAAGTGATCGCCAGCACGTTGAACAGGTGGACGCGGAAGTTGAAGTTGGTCGCGTCAGCCTTGTCGCCGTAAAGACGGACGCGGCGAATGCGCGTAGGGATGCCCGCCGCGCTGCCTGCGTTGAGCGTCATCGCAACGACAGAGCCAGCGGTGGTCGAGTTGGCGACGAGATCGTTCGCCGCATAGGCCGTGGTGTCAGCCGGACGCGTGAAGCTGGCCGACGCGACTGCGTGGCCCTTTGGAACAGCCATGTGGGGTATCCTCTAAAGGGTGATCGGAAGCCTTTTCAGGTATTTCCAATTCGCATCGTTGAGTTTGCGGGTGAGGTAATCTGGATCTTGCAGGACCGCTTTCTGGCCGTCCTCCTGGTACCATTGCATCAGGACGCTGGCGGGAATGTGCGCTGCGTGATGCAGCCCGTCGCCTAGTTTGCCGTCCCAGTCGTTCTGCGCCTGCTTGTTGCGGGCAAGGATGATCGGGATGTCGTATCCGTCATAGCGGACCTGGACCGTCCCCTCGTCCTCGTCCGAGGAGCGAATGAACTTGCGGACGCCGTTGAACGAGCCGTCATCAATCAGTTCCCAGTTGGAAAAGGACATATGACGGCCCGCCCGTTAGAAGTAGTTCTTGATGATCGAGTAGTTGAACACCAGCGCCTCAGCGAGGCCGCCAGCGGTCACGTTGCGGATGTGGATGATGAACGAACCCGCCGCCACCGCATCCACCATGTAAACATAGGACGAAGCAGTACCGCCCGAACCCATCGACAGGTTGATAGTGTCGTCCGCGTCGATGTAGGCGCAGTTCACCGTGAAGCCGACCGAGGTGGTGGCAGCAAGGTTGGCTGCGTGCGTCGTGATCTGGCCACACGGGGCGTTGATCGTAACCGCCGTGGACTTGCTGGTGCCTTGGGTGACTGTGCCACCGACACCAACCCTGAGTTTAGCCATGTTGAAATTCCTTCAAAAGAAAAGGGGCCAGCCCGAAAGCCAGCCCCTTCCCCTAGGTTTCAGCTAGTTAGCTGAGGTCCGCGACAACGCCGTGGGCAGCCTGGTTGAGGCAGCGCAGCGTCAGTTCGGTGCGGAGCGCCTTGCGCTTGGCAAGGCCCGTGGTCGCGAGGTCGAACGGAGTCATCGACTCGCCAACGGCGAGGTCAACGTATTCCGGGTCGACAACCAGCGCCGAACGGGCATCCGCGAAGCGGTCGGCCACAAACGCGATCTTGCCGAAGTCCGACACGTACACGTCGGCGCCGGCAACAATCGTGATCGCCTTGTCGCCAGTCTCGCGGCGCTGGTCAGCCAGGCCAACGAAAGCGGCTTCCGCCTGCTTCTGCGAGCCGTTGGTGATGACCATCTTCGGATTGCCGCCCGCGACCCAGACAAGCTGGAGAACGGTTTTCAGAAGGCTTTCCGTGTAGGCGCGCTGCGTGCCGTTGGTGGCAGCGGCAACGATACCCGCCGAGTAACCACCGTCCGAACCGCCAGCACCACGGCTGTCGTTCGAGGTCAGCCATGCCTGCATACCGGCGAACTTGCCGGCAACACCGGCAGCAGCCGCCACAGAGGCATAGTTGCCGACCGCACGCTTCTCGATGTCGGTCTGAAGCTCGCGCCCAGCCTTCATCAATTCGCGGGCGAGTTCCGACTTGCGGCCCGCCTTGTTGGTCCACTCAACCGTGGTCGAGGCACCGACAACCTTGGTGAAGATCTGCGTGTGGTTGCCGACGCGCACGGTATCCGCACGAGTGGCGTTCGACAGATCGTCGCCCTGGATTGCCGCGTTGGCTTCGTTGGCGGCTGCGAGGCCGTCCGTCTGCCACTCGACAAGGGTGTTGTTAGCCGACGAGCGCCCGATCGAGTTGATCAGCGGGGTTTCGTCGGGGAACAGTTCCGCGATCTTTTCCGAGAGATCCTCGCGAACGCCGACGCGGGCGACGTTCTGGATCGTACCTGAAGGAACGGCCATTTACTTGGCTCTTTTCGTTGTCTGTGGACTGGTTAGAGCCAGCCCGAGTTTTCCATCCATGTGGCGAGCGCGCCGTCCTTTGCGGGACGCGACTTTGCGGTCTTGGCGGTTTGCCACGCTGCGTCTGCCCGTGACTTTCGAGAGCCTTCGGCGCCTTTGGAGACACCGGGGGTCGATACGGGCGGTAGCTTGCCCTTCCCCTGCCGAACCCGCTCCATCTGCTTCGCCATTGCCTTGTCGTACTTGTCGGCTTTCACCTTCAAGTCAGCGACCTTTTTCATGGCGAGAATGTCGTGGGGACGAGCCTGGGAGATAAGCTCTGCGGGATACCCAAGTTCAGCAGCGATGGCCGACAAATCGCGTGCGAGTTGCGGTCCGCTCTGGGGGTCGAGGTATTCCGGAAAATGTTCCTGAAGCTGCTGGACGAAGGACTGTTGTTCTTCCTGCGCCAATGCGGCTTCATACTGGGCCTGCTGATGCCTCATCTGTTCAGCTTCCCGCTGGGCCTGTTGGCTCTGGGCGGTGTAGTGCTGATAGGCTTGGAGCTGCTGGGCATACGCGTAGGGATCGCTCGCGTAGAGCGAGGCGTCCGGTGGCGACACGGTGAGTTGCTGGGCATAGCGCTCGAGCTGCTGGGCCGTCTCGGCCTGTAGCTGTGCGGCATACTGCAACGCTTCGTTACGGGCGGCGCTCCGTGCTTGCGCTGCCTCCTGTGCCTTGGTGTGGAACCCCTTCTCCATCTCGCCGACGCGCTTGGTGAAAAGCTCTTGCGCGTCACGCGGCCAGTTCTTGAAGGCTTCCTTGTCCTCGGCGCTTAACGATACCGGGGCGTCGATGGGCGGAAGTTCCTCCGCTTCGACTTCGATGTCGTCCTCCTCGGCGGTTGGCTCATCGCCTTCCGCTTCGGGATCTTCTTCCTCTTCCTGATCCTCGCCAAGCATCTCCTTGGCAATGTCCTCGAACGGGGTTGCCGGGTTTGCGTCAGCGGGAATGCCGTCGCCTCCGACTGCCTCTGTGGGCTGGGTCATCGGTTTGGTCCTTGTAGGTTGGCGGGTTTCAAGCCCGCTTCTGTTGTTGGCCGTCTTTCCGGCTGTCCTTCAGGCTTGCGCCTAAAACTTGTTCAGAATGTCGATCAGCTTGTCATCGAACACGACATAGTTGCTCGTGCCGCCCGTTTGGCGCGAGCCTTGGTCGAGGTACTTCAGGCCCGGCACCCCAGCTTCGCGTAGAGCGCTAGACGAACGCGGCCCTAGACCTCCGAGACTGGTTAAAATGTCCTGACCGTCAGGCATCGAAATGCCGCGCTGCTGGCTGCCCCACGACCAATCCTCAAAGTGGCGGCGCAGGGCTGGGTTGCCGTCGTGCCGGACTACCGGCTCTACCCCGAGGCGCGGTTTCCCGCGTTCCTCGAAGATTGCGCGCTCGCGGTGCGCTGGACGCTGGAGCACGGCGACCCGCGTGCTCGCGCGAGCGCGTCGGAGTACCTCGACAACGTGCTGACCGGACAGGTGCGCAAACGGATCATGCCGGCGCTCGAAGACCTGCCACTCGAGGAGAAGGTCCGGCGCGGAAACGTCCTGTTGCGGACGCGTCCCCGCGACGTCGAGGAATCGCTGCTCCAGTTGATCAACGACGAC